TCCATACACCTTGATTCCTTCGTCCTCTCGACCTCTCACCAAAACAGGAGAGAAATAACGAGTACGAACAAATAGACTTTTTGCAAGATTCTTGCTGTCTACATCATCGTTATCGACGCCTTCACGCCATAGTTTTGACGCAAATTCGCAGATCGGACAGTGCTCACCAAAGTTTCGCTTGGGGCACATAATACCTCCCTTATGATTACCAACATCATAATGGAAGAATAGTTCTTTTAGAGGATCCCCGTCAGCAGTAGGGACGATACGAATATCAGTATCTCCCTCATCAGGCTTAAACCAGATTGAAGCCTTACTATCACGAGTATACTCACCACGAAGAGTCGCTAGTTTACGACGCATTAGATCCATGTTAATTGCCATTTTGTTTCTCCTTTTTGGCTATAGTATATCAAGCGTTCCTTGATATCTCAACTTAACACTCTTGGCTAGCAAAGTCAAGAGTTTTTTTGCACTGCGTTAGTTCGGGCAACGCAAAACCCAAAGTCCTGTTCGGATTCAGTTTCGTATATCGCATACGAAATATTTATAAAAGCATTTCTTGGTTTGTTTTTTAGTAATTTTACGTATTTTTTATGAAGTGTTCCGTCAGTTCTCAACCTTTCTTCATTGATACATAAATAATAACATATCTCTCTGTAAGTGTCAAGGTTAAAAAACCATTTTTCTTCTAAAGTTTCCATGTCGAGCATACCGTAGGTTTTAATACGACAAATCTCGGATGGTTTAGTAATTAGTCCTATTTCTGGTTCAGAGCGCTCAAAATAGTCAATATAATGACAAGAATTTTGAATAGCAGAGTTTAAAGTTTCATAGTATCCTTTAATCGGAACATTACCTAAAACGCTCTCAACATTTAAGTTTGAGATAAGATTAATACTGTTTAATAAACCTGATCTTGCGTATTCTTGAAGAACACCATAAGTTGCAGATTCTACAAGTCTTGGAATTCCAGCTAAAAGTTCGGTATCAGGTTTGATATAAAAAAGATCTATTTTCTTATCTTTAATTTGCTCTATTATGCCCAAAGAATAGTTGGAACTATAAGAAGATCCAACAACAAAAAACTGAACCTCATGATCTAAATCTTTAAAAAATTTAGAGACATTTGGAATGTTGTTTTCGTATTCTTCTGGGTTATTAAAGGACTTTAAAGCAAATTTATTTTTTGAGTTTCTGGAGATAGACGAGTTCATCTCATAAGCGTTGTATTGAGGCAAACGAGAATATAAACTAGCAATTTTAGAAGCTCCTGTACCGAGCCCAATAACAGAAATCAAAATTTAACTTCCTCTAAATCTAAATAATTCTCACCGATCTTTACATTGGTTTTGTATTTATCTTTTTCAAAGATATTAATTATTGATGGAATCAAATGTTTCTCGGATTCATGCAAATCAATGACAACCTCGTCGTGAACGAGGTGAGAAATAAAAGATTTATGATGTTGTAAGAATGAATCAATTTCAATTGCCCTTGTTAATACTCTATCGTTGGTTGAACTTTGAATAAGATAACTTAATGCTTTTCTTTTGTCAACCTGCATCTTTCTTTTAAATGGTGTGTTAATATAACCATCTTCGTACCATTCGTCAAGAAGTTTTTCTCGATTTAATGATTTATGATCTGAAACAATTTTTGAGTCAGGGTTGAACAGCCACTTAAAAAATTTAATCTTGGCGTTATCTCTTGTTAATTGTCCAGAGAATAAATGCTTGCGATTCCAATCATGAACATCAACATTTGGTTGCGGAATGCCGACCAAATCATAGAACGTTCTTACGTCTGCACCGTTATAATCTAACGATAGAAAAACGTCGTTGTGCGGCTTTATAAGCCTTCTAAATTTTTTGGCACACGTCAGTATCGGAAAACTTTTTTTGTTCGTTGTAAGGCGTCCTGTGACCGTCCCAAACATGTTGTAGTCGATGTATCGACTGCCACTTAGAAACTTAGCTGCTGTTGTACGCCCAAAGGTGCTGTAATAAAGATTCTTGCAACCTTCGTTATTTAAATTTAATTTTTGATAACGAATCTTATGAGTTAGCTTATCAATAGAATCTAAAAGATCATAGTTATCTGGCTGTTCAAAATTGTTAAAAACATTTTGTGTAACTTTGTTTTTGATTTCGCAATACTCCAACAAAAAGTATTGAGGAACCATATCAAAAAAACAAAATTCAGTTAAAGGTATTCTGGCGATCTCAAAGCTTTTTTGATACGCCCAATACGTTTTTTTGATTCTTGCCAACTCTGGTAGCAAGCTTGGAGGACAAACATCTTCCATCTCGGCTCCGTTAGAGTAAAGCCAAGCGTATTTAATTTGTGGGTCGGTTACCGATCCAGTAAAGCGCCATGTTTTTGTTAAATTCTGCGGAATATGATCAAAATGAAGCTTTCCATCTACGTAAACGCCAACACATTCAGTTTTATCGTCAAGCGTTTGAAATAACAAAAATCACCTCTCTGAATCTTTTATCGCTTTTTCTTTGTTTATATAATAACTCAACGATCCTTGATAGTCAAACGTTTTATTTAATATTAGCTCAAACTGCCTTAAAGCTGTTGTTGTGTTTACTCTTTGTGATACTTCCACAACATCGTCAATCATTAAAGCTTTTTGATTTTCAGTAAAATTACTTTCTTCTTCGTAAAATCTTGTACGACAATAAAGTTGAAGAAAATAACTGCTCTCATACTGTTCAGTTAAACGCTGTACATTTGAATAGGTCTTTGGTTTTTTATTTCTTGCGATTGTTCTGCCGTTGCATTCTTCAAAATACTGAATGTTTGTTGGCTTCACCGTGTTATAAGTGTCTAATAGTTCTGAACTGAAGTTGCTAGCGTAAGGAGAATAAGCAGGACGGTAATATCTTGCCAAAATTCCATCTGTAGAGGTAGCTCCGTATCTTCTGGCGTATTGAATCATCGTAGAAGAGCCAATATCAGCAACCAACCTCCACGGAACATGTTGATCGATCATAAAACCGTATGTTTTAGCTGCATTTACAAAAAATTGCCAGTTTTTGCTGTTTAAAAACACATCGCTTTTCTGTTGGTCGTTTGTGGCGTCTAAATCAGCTATTTCAATAACTAATCCAGAGACAGTTAGCGGACAAACACGGCTTTTAACAAAAGCTGGAAATGTAATTGGCTCTTGCTTGCCTTTTGAGGAAGCTCTTTGTTTCATTAAATTGGTAAATTGATCAAAGTTTTCTATTTTATTTTCTTGAGAGTCAGCGATTTGCTTTATTAGCCCCCTATAACGCTGTTTATAATTGTTGTATAAAACTTGCGGGTCTTGGTATGCCTTATAAACTTTAAGAGTTGACAAATAAGGATCATCAGTAGCGATTTTGCCTGTCATGGCGCATTTTTGAAACTGCTGAAGCATGTCGTTAAATGCATCAACAACAAAATTTAAAGCGCGAACACCATTTTGCTGAGCGTTTGTAGATTTAAATTGCTTTAGATTGTTACCAAATGTTGAAGTAACGTATATTGGAGTAAAGCGCCTATTAACTCTGCCGTAAAGATACTTCTCTGCGGTAAAATCCATTAGATTTTCATACTCAGATGAAACAGAGTTTTTTGCGTCATTTTTGTAAACAATTCTTTTGTTAAAAAGCAAAAGAGTTGATTCATTGTTTTTTTCTACTAAAAAAGTTCCCATTAAAATTTCCTACCTGGAAGTGGGAATTGAATTGATACGTTATTCTCATCACCACTACTACCATCATCCTCGTTTCCGTCATTTGGTGTTAGTGCATTTTGCTGTTCAAGATCTTTGTTCAATGCCTCCAATCTTCCAAGCAAATCTGAACACTTTGAAACGTCTGGCTCTTGTGTACCTTCATCTATACTTTCAGTTCTAATTCTGACAGATTCCTCTGCTTCTGCTTGTGCTACCCATTTCGCGTTTATTGTTGTTTCCGCCAATCCAGGTCCAATCGTGTGATCTGAGCTAATAATCATACAATAGCCACCAACACCAAGTCTAGTTAAATTTTGGTCAAGTGATGGATCAAAGCCACGAGGTTCAACATAAATATAATTACCAGGGAAAGCTGAAACATCTAAAAATGTCTTAATAGTAACATCGTACAATACTCTTAATTGTGATAACCCATCGTAGCCTTCTTGTTCGAAACGAACTTCCGCTAAACCAGTAGATGTTGTTTTTGTTAAGTCTATTGTTTTAACAATACCTCTATCTTTGCCAACTTGGTAGTGCCATATACCTTTTGGGTGATCGTCGCTTTTCACGCCTCTCATAATCTCAGTTGGTTGTGTTCTTGCGGCGTAATAAACAAGATAATTTATTTCTTTATCAATACCTGGGTTGTTGGTAGCCTCATCTCTTCCGCCCATAACATCGAGTATCGGCATCGACAAGGCTTGAATGGGAAGTCTTGTATTCTTACTTATTTTACATAAATATGTAATATCATCAACATCATCGTAGTTGTTGTAAGCAGTAAGCGCAGCACTACCAAGTCTTGTCTTTTGTCTTGCTCTATTACTATAGCACGTATCTTTATTTAAAAAAGTACCAATAAGTTCATTAAAAAACTGATTAAGGAAAGTATTGAGTGGGTATATTTCTCTTTCTTTTTTAAGGTATTTTTCAGTTAAAAACTCCATAAAATATTTAACTGAAATCGGCAAATCGCCAAAGTTAACGAATTCTGTTGTAATGGCAGCACCAGTTTTGTTCGCATTTAATAATTCAACTGGTCCCAGCATTATTCTCAATCTTTTAAAGTTTTCAAGATACCTCTTGTAATTTTCAATTTCTATTGCGTAAGCTTCTTCTAATCCTTCAGGAGCTTTTTTTTCTAATTCTTGTACTGTTAAATCAAGCGTCTTACCAATACGCTCCAAAATTACATCCAACAAATCACTTACCCAGAAAAAAGAAGTGCTAAATACAGAATTTGCTGAAGTGTTTGGTGTCGCTACTGTGACTTTTTCTTCATCAGTATCCACTTCAGTAAACAAAGTAGAAATTAAAGAATCAGGAGTATTTGGCGAAAGGCTTTGTACCGTAACTTCTGCAAATGCTTTTTCTAGTTGTTCTGAGCTATCAGATAAAGGACCGTTTCTCCTATATAAATCCATTGTGTTAATCGGTATATTTACAACTCTAATTTTTTCTTTTTCAATCATGTCTAACATAAGAGAACGTCTGTTTATTATTTTCTCTTGCTCAATAACTTCAGCGTTTGCATTTCTAATTTCTGAAATATTTTCAACTGCGCTACATTTCTTTATTTCATTAGCGTATTCAATTTTTCGTAATGTTTGACTAACGGAGCCAGATATATCTGGGTTTGAGAAAATATCAAAGCTTTTTTCATCAAAAAAGTCTTCAACGTAAGCAAAATATTCTTGTGTGAAAGTTACCTTACCAGTTTCCTCAAATTTAAAATCATGAACCGTTGGAGTCAAGTTTAAAGTAATATAAGAATCATAAACAGCACTTTTTATATCGTCTGTGATAACAGTTCCATCGACGCTAATTGGGTTTGCCCAGCCAACGATTGCTTTTAATCTAAAATTTAATTTTTGAAGATTTGACGTTAATTTCTCATCTGCGCTTAGTGGATCCAAGCTGTTGACCGTTTCTTCGCCACCAGTTTTGAGCGCAAGATCAATGTAAGAGTATTCGCCACGATCTCTCAATAACTCTCCAAACGTATTTGCAACTATTACTAATGTTGCTGTGATTGATTTTTTAATCGCAAATGGGTTGTCACCATCATATTTAATTTTAAAACTTTTAATTCCTACACCATGCCCTCTTACTTTTATGTCTTCCAGAAGTGATAAGTCATTTTGTGTTGTATTGCTATCAAATTTTATTTCAACTTCTTTTTCTGTTTGACTTTTGGTGTCATAGATGACTTTATAGAGGCGCATCATTGGCTGCAAAGAAGAAAGAGCAGCATTTGAAATGTCGAAGAATGCTTCTTTCTTGCCGCTTTGTGTTAACCTGTTCATCAAAGCGTATGGATCGCCTTGCAGTAATAAAGTTCTATTGCCAGAGGCACCTTTTGAGGGCAATTGCTTTCTATGAAGCATTTGAAATAAAGGATCTCTTACTGGTTCGCCTTCCATGTCGGTAGTCGAGCCTATATCAATTTGTTTTTTTATTCTTGCAAGTGCTTGAACGTTTGATAAAAGAAAACACTGCTCTTTAAATCTAATGTTTTTATAAATTAAAGTGTCACGAGCCAAGTCTTTAAGTGCTTTTGCATCTGCCTCTATGGCTGCTTTTTGTTGCGCTTCTGCTTCTTCATATCTAATTGCGCCAAGCATTGATGCAAAATTTAATTTAGAAAAAAAAGGTATGCCATCTTCTTCGGCTACTTTTTGGTAAGAATCTCCAATAAGTTCTACAAATTTTTCATTAAGATAGTTTTCAAATTCTTTACTATCTGGTCCGCGACACAAGGCAAAATTTGGCTCTTCTTCACATTTAGAAATCCAATACGTTAAAGCTGGCGAGGAGTCTGGAAAGTTTGTTTTCAGCGAATTAAATTTTCTTCCAATTTCTGTTTGCTGTAACCAATCCTCGTAAGACATGTCTTCTTCCGCACCAATGCTTTCACGAAATTGTTGGTCGTTAATAGAAATTTCGTAGGATTTTTTAAATGATTTATTCGCACCGTCTTGGTCAAAATAATTCGCTATTTGTGCTTCGTTAGATTCTTCGCCATTTGCCATGTTATACGTCCAAGATTCTTAAGGTTTCTTCTAAATTTAGTGGAATAGCAAGAACTTTGCCAGTTTTTATTTGAGATTCCATGTTATATCCATTCCACCACGCGATAACCCACCAGTATCTGGAATCTCCATAATAATTATTAGCGAGAACATAAAGACGATCTCCGTATTTCCAAGTGTGATACGTAGTTCTGATCGAAGCTCTTTGAGCAACCGTTGGGTTAACCATAGGTCTTGTAGCTTGATGAACTATTGATTTTGAACCTCTTGATTTTCTAATTGGCTCGTAATAGTCACTATTATTTGTTAGTATTCTTGCTTTATTATATCTTGAGGGCATAATATAGTATTAAATCCTTATTTGAATAGTTCAATCATCATCTATCACTTCTGGACGTTTAACTGGATATAAACGACCATCATAAAAAGATAACCCACCACCATTTAACACGGCAGCGCCGATGTCTTCTGATGCTGTGTCTGCTGGGTCTGGCTCTGGTTCGGCTGGTAAACAGTTAATGTCACCTGCTTGAACCGCATTATAAGGAAAGTTATGTCCTTCTGCAAAGCTGTAATTGCAATCTAAACCTTCTTGCCATCCAAGTGAATGCTCGTGAATAGGACTAAAATCAATATTTATATCAACCTTTTTCGGCAGAATAACTCCCTTATCTTTTAAGAATACGCCTAAATCAGAATTATCGATGTTGTGATTAACAGTTACGTTATTTATAATCCCAAGAAGTCCCTTGTCGCCGCCCTTATAACTTGTATAAATGTTTTTAGGGTCTTGGTCTGCTCCATTCGAAGTAGTATTTTTTGTTAACAAGTTCATAACTTTTAATCTAATAAGCGAAGATTGAGCTATGGTGGTCGCGCTTTGTACATCAGTATAAGCAGGATAAAGAAATTGAACTAGTGTTTGTGCTTTTGCTAGTATCTCATAAGCTTCGCCTGTGCTTGATGCTGGCGCTTCAAAGGTAAGTGATATCTTTCTTGTTGTGTTTTTAAAAGTATAAATGGGGTCCGCTCTGCCATAAACAATTTCTGGTGTCCAATCTGGCGAATATGTATCAGTAAAAGCATTAATAAATGCTTTGAAAGCAACATCTTTGCCTGTTATTAAATGAGTAAAGATAATTACAAATCCTGAATTGGCTAAAGCATCAGAAGGATCGTTAAAAAAATTCCCAGCGGGAGCATTATACCTATCATACTTAAAATTCATTTTTAACCTCCTGCTCTAACTGTTCTAATTTCTCTACCGATTACTTCAACAACAAACTCTGCCATCTTATCGCCGTTTAATGTAACTTGAATAGGTTGTCTTACTATTTGTTCTCTACCAGAAGTTGCCGCTGGCGTACCAGCAGCAGTAGCAGTAGCAGTAGCAGCAGTAGCAGTCACTGCAGCAGTAAATGCAGCGGCTGGAATTGTCTTGACTTCTGAAATAGCCTTTGCTATTTTTAGAATATTCTCTGCACCTGTTGGATCTGTGATTGCTGTAAAGAAACTGGTCACACCACCAAGAATAGAACTAAATGTTTCGCCTATCGCTCTGATTGCTCGTTCAACTGCGTTGAATGGATTCAAAATCTCCATAGCTTTTTCAGCCATCATTAAAAAGGCATCTCCTATTTCTACTAAGCCTATTAAAAAGCTTGGAGGGTTAAAAGGAGTAGTAAACATCAAATCACCAAGTTTTTGAATAACTGCCACCAAACCTGCAACGACACCAATCGCAAGACCAACTGGTCCCGCAAACGAAGCAACAACTGCTGCTCCAATAGCACCCAAGATATAACCGAACAATACAATGGCTTTTCTAAAATTTTCAGATTCTTGATATAGTTCAGATATACCATCCACCATTGGCTTAAAAACAGCTTCATAAATGCCTGATAGGAAACCAAAAAATACTTTAAAAGGTGCTATAAATCCTTCAAAAATAGCACCTAATAATGTCAAACTTTCCCCGCCAGTTTCTACAGAGTCGAACAACAAAGAAAAACCCAAAGTAAGCCCAGCAACTCCTCCAACACCTGTAGGACCAGAAATAATTCCAAAGACAATCGATGCTATTCCCAATAAAATTTTAAAGGCTTTTGCGTTATCAGCGATAAATCCAGCCATTTTCGAGAATGCGTCAATAAGTGGCGTAATAATCGGTATCATTTGAACAAATGCCATATTCAACTTCTCTTGCATTGTCGCCATTTCTCTAGCTCGTTTTGCTGCATCAACATAATCTTGTTCTGTTTGTTTTGTACTATCAGATAACGTGTCCATGTTTCCAGACATAACAAGAGCTAGTTCACTAACATCGCTTAAACCAAGTGAATCGGCATAAAACTTCTTTTGATAATAACTCATATCATCAAAAGATAGTCCAGCATTTAATAACGAATCTCGAATCATGTTAAAACGCTCTACTGGATCGGTTGCCATCATTAGGTCCATTGCATTTACAAAGTTGCCTCCAAGAGCAGCGTTAAGTTTTCCAGCTTGTTTGGCGGCACCTTCAAAAGTATCAAATTCATTTGTAATTCTTAAAATCTTTTCCATTTCTAGACCAGTAATCTTTGATGCGATTGCAAGATCTTTAAAAGCATCTACACCTTGATCGCCCATCTTTGCCATCATCTCGCCCGCGACAGTGAATTGCTTACCTAACATTTGGGGAGCAACCCCTATCTCTTCTGCAAACTTCTGCATGTTCAGCATGTTTTGCCCTGCTTGTTCTGCTGACATGCCTAATGCTTTTGTTGAGTTCTGAACGCTTTTGGTAAAATCTGTATTAGAAATACCTAATTTGTTTAAAACCGCGTTAGTTTGTGCCAATGATTCTCTTTGCTCTTTTGCCATAAACGTAAAATCAGTAAAACCAGTATAAAGATCTTCATAAGCTTTACTTGTTTCTTGCATACTGGCACCAAATTTACGTGTCTCGTGGTAAGAGTTTGTAACTGATCGTGCGAAGTCTTGATTAGCGGCAGTGGCTTTCATAAAGTTAGCTTCAACATCAGCTAGATCTATCGCTAAATCAACGATAGCTTTGGAATAGACAAGAAGGGAGCCTATTGTAAGCTTACTAGCAAAGACTTTTGTTGCTGCCATGCCGCCAGCTTTAATATCTTTCATTTTTTCAGCGACAGACATTAGATTTTTAGGGTCCAATGCTCCTTTTAATTCTGGAGCTTTGCCTGAAAATATAGTGGAGAATGAGTTTGCAAGATCTTTGGCGCTTTCGCTTGCTTTTTTAATGTTTTCTTTTTGTTTTTCTAACTTTGCTGTGTTATTTATTAATATTTGTGTTTGTTTTTCCAGTTCAAGAAGTTGTTTTCTCTCTTCGTCGGAAGCGGCGGCGTCGAGTTCTGCAATTGTTTTTTTAAGCTCTGTGATTCCTTTTTGAGCATCTCTTATCGCCCTTAAATTCTCTCTTTTCTTTTCTTGTATTTCAAGAATTTCTTTCTCTTGTTCTGTTAGGTTTTTAATTTCTGCGTATTGCTCTTTTAGTATTCTAAGTTGTCTTTGTAGTTCTTCGGTTTCCGAAATTGGTTCATCAGCCATAAAATAGCCCTCATTTTATTTATAAATAGTAACCCAGCAAAAAAGAATAGGGCGCAACGATAGCGCCCTGTGTTTACATCAACTTTTTAGGTTTTGGTGGCTGGTTTATTGCCGACAATGTATGAGTATTAGAAGATTTATTGCCCTTTGAAGCTTCTTGCATGGCTTTCTGCTCTGCTTCTAATTGCTTCATTAAGCGCTTAACAAACCAGTTTCTAAGCCCTACAGGCAAGTTGTAAGCTTCAGAAAAAGACCACCCACCAGAATACTTAAGGAAAAAAAACTGTTCATATACGTTCTCTATGTAATCAGTTGTTAGACCAAAAGAAATCCGCTGAAAGCGGAACCTCCATGTCCTGTTCGTGACTACATTCTGAACAAACAAAGTTTTGTGTTAAATCAATGTTTGGGGCGGCTAATTTATAAGCTGTTCTTAAAAATCTGGAATCAATAGAAGGAACGTTCTCAACAAAATAACGCTTGGCTTCTTCGGATGTATCTCCATTTAAAGAAACAATAATTGCGTAAAGCTGTCTTGTAATGCTTTTTTCTACTTTGGATCTTTTATCGTCTTCCATGCCTTTTAAAAAGCTTTTTTCATCTGTTCCAGTTAATAATCTAAAACAAACATTTACTTTTGTTTTTGGAAGAGTAGTACTAAACGTTCCATTTTCATTAAGAGCAACATCTTCGCCTAAATCATCGCCTGGATTATAGATATTAGCTTCATTTAAATCAAACGAATAATCTTGACTTGTTGAACAACTTGGGCAAGTAACTTTTGTCTGATATATATTACCATACCCGTATTTTCTAATAGCAATAATAATTGCATTTTTATCGCCAACTAAAAGAGAGTTTGGGTTAATTCTTTTATCTACAATAAGATTTGCTATAACTCTCTCTAAAGCAACGCCTTTTTTAAGAAGCGCCTGGGAAGTTAGAATATCCTCTTCTTTTGCGGTCATTTGTTTTATTTCAATTGACTCTTGGTTATGAAGAGGATGGTTAGGCGAATAAAATCTTCCGCCAGATGGTAGTTCTACAAAATCAGTTGGAACTACAAAAGAAAAACCACCAGAGTCTTCCATTTGCGCTGGTGGCTGGGTGTCTTGGCGAGTTGCGCCAAGACGGTCACTATTTCTACTCAATTTACACCTCGTTATTTATGAGTTTATGATGAAGTGGTTGTGGTTGTAAAGTGATCGGTTTTGCTTGCATCAGTTAACTGAGCCCAATCATATTTAAACTTGATTGTATATTCGGTTAGTTCATCACTGCCATAATCAAGAGTGCCATGCTGAACTTCAGTGATAAAAGCGTTCCACAACTTCCAAGACTCAACAGCTTTGCCATCTGAATCTATCTGCGTGATGATAACACTTTGAAGTGCGGATACCGCTTTTGCTTTTGAGATTGTTTGCTGGGTGTTAGTGTTTGCAGGAATAACATAACCACCTTTAGTAACTATACTGGCTAACGTTCCGGCAACATCTGGGTCAGTTGGGTCAACAACAGTAATATCAACGTCGCCCCAAGTAACCGAACCTGGATAATTAAAAGTATGTCCAAGATATTTGTGCTCAACCGAGTTGATTGTATATCCTGGCTTTGTAGCAGTCTTAGCATACCAAACAATAGATGATGTAATACCTGTGTCAGTTAAACCAGTGATCTGAACTGTAAATCTAAAATTTCTTTTTGGGTCTTTTTGCGTACCATTTGAGAAGTTTTCTGTCCAAAATGCCATGTGTAAAGGCTCCTATAATGTTTATACTTTAAATAGTAAATGTGAGAGAAAAATCT